CCAGTCTATCAGACAAATAAATGTTTGTCAACAAATACTTTCAAATAAATATATCCCACAAACACCTTGACAAATCCACATTTCTATGAAACTATATTTACAAGGACAGCATCCAATTTAACAGACCAAAAATAAAAAGAGATTGAGCATGTCTGTCCTTTTAATTTAAAAACATTACACGGAGACAACATGAAACATTTTATCCTTGCTTTAATCCTCGTCGCTTTCTTCTCAACTCCTGCCTTAGCTCGTCGATGTAATCGTATTAATACTGACACGCCAAGCGACAAGACATCAGCGCAAGTCGGTGCTGGGATAGATGTTCTTTTATATAATGATAAACACTTTGATCTCGTCGGTGAATATAAGTATGATTGGAACAACGCCGGACACGATGCGTATGTTGTTGTTAAAACTAAACGCTCAATCTTTAGTTATATTAAATCATTGATTAACAAATAACTTATGGAAATACCTAAAGAAATCGTTGGTAGGAATAGGGTTAGAGATACACGAATTTGTGTAGAATATATCAATGGTGTAAGTCCTGAGGAAATAGCAGTATACGAATGGGTAAACTTAACTGTTCGTAGAGTTTATAGAATATTATTTGCCAATCAACCATTCATTAACCCTCGTATCACTTGGCCTAAAGCTAGACGGGTGTGGATGTTACAGTCAATGATCGATAAGGCTGAGGATTCAAAGAAGGATAAAGCTGACCTGATTGAACAGCTTAGAAGAGAAGCTGAAGGCGATAAAAAGACTTCCAACATTGATACTAAAATAATTATCATCCGTCACGAATCAGCAACCATCGAGGGAGAAGATTCTGGAAGTAAAATTAAATCTTTATCAAGATCGCTTCCTATTTAGTAAGAAAAGATTTCCCGCAATGATCGCTTCAGTCGGCACGGGCAAGTCGATGATGCTGTTGTTAAAGATTTGGAATTATTGTGAAGCCTACCCTAACTCCCTCGCTTTAATTATCCGCAGAGAGTTTACCGACCTTAGAGATTCAACGATAAAAGATTTCCAGACTTACTTCGGCGTTAATATCGACGGGAACAAAGAGTATAAGTTTAAGAACGGTTCAACGATAATGTTTCGGCATGGCGCTGAGATGGCTGTGTTAAAGAACATGAACTTGTCTATTGCCGGAATAGAACAGGCTGAAGAGTTTGATACCGAGGAGGTTTTTGTTTTTGTCCGGGATAGGTTACGACGGCAGAATGCTCCTTACCGACAGCTTTGTATGATCGCTAATGCTAACGGACACAACTGGCTATGGCGTTTGTTTATCACAGGTGCGGAGAAGGTTGAAGTCTTAGACGAGAGAACGGGGCAGATTGTACGGCAGAAGGGCAAAGAGTATATTAGCATTGAGGCTAACACCTTAGCTAATGAACACAATTTGCCTAAAGACTTTACAGAAGATTTGATGAGCATGAAAGAGGATGCTCCTAATCACTTCATGCGGTATGTGATGAACAGCCACGAGGAGGTTGACGCTGATGACCTTCTCTTTGAAAGTAAGAATATATATGACGCTCCTAACATTATTATCCCGCATCAGAATAGAAACATTAAACGTGTGATGGGTGTTGATTGTGCTAGGTTCGGGAATGATGAAACAGTATTCACTATTATTGAACAGAAAGACTTGTACCATTGGCAACAGATATTAATTGAACCATTGCAGAAAACATCGGCTGAGTTTATCGTCGGCAGGATTATGGATTATGAGAGTAGATTTGATCTTGACCTTACTGTTATTGATGACGTTGGTTTTGGTGGTGGAGTAACAGATCACCTTACACACAACAAGATACTACCATTCATCGCTCAATCAAATGCTAGTGCTAATGTATCAAGAGAATATGAGGATAGTAAAACAGAATCGTATTTTATGATGCAGGACTTGACCAATCATGGTTGGTTGAAACTGATTGACGATCATATCCAAGCTGAACAGTTGATGACGATACGGTTTAAATATAACAAGGGCCGGAAGAAGATAGTCGGTAAAGACGAGATGCGGACGAAGTATAAAGAGATTGATTCACCTGATAGAGCTGAGGCTTTAGCTATGGCGGTTTATGGTACGAACAAACAACCTAAAGAGATGTTAGAACAGAAAATAAACTATCCAAAATACGGGAAGACTGATTCAGATATGGAATTTGCTGAGTCGCTTCCTTCTTACGGGAGGATGTGACATGGCATTTTTAGCAGCATTAGCACCAATATTAACAGCAGCATCGGCAGGCATGGGAGTATACTCTGGTATTAAAGCTATGACTGCAAAGAAGGATGATAAAGCACCAGGATCACCAGCACCTTTACCAGCAGCACCAACAGGAGCAGATGCACAGATGAAAGCAGATGCTGATCTAAAGAAGCGTAGACGTATCAGCGTGTTATCCGGCGGTGTAACAGATAAGACAAGAGGACAAGCGTTAGTTGGGGAGGATAGCGTTGGAAAGAAAAGTTTGCTCGGAGCGTGATGTTGTTATTCACATGGCAGAGCCAAATGATTTACCAGCGATATTTGAGTTGGTAGATTCTTATTGTGATGATATGGATGTAGATAAGACTAAGGCAAAGAACTCAATAAGAGATATAGTTTATTTAAAGAGTGCTTTGATGTTTGAGTATCAAGGGAAGTATGTTGGAGGGATTGCCGGATATGTTATGTCAGGGTTATTTAATAAAGATATATATTACTCGACGATGTTCTTTTATGTCAAGAGATCATTCAGGCATCTAACTAAGAAGATAATTAAAGAGGTTGAGCTTGTGCTATTACCTACTAGAGTTACTAGGATTGTGTTTGGTGTTCCATCTGGTGTTGCTTATGATAAGCGTAAGAGGTTTATGAGTATGATGGGATATAAAGAACTTGAGTGTCACATGGAAAAGAGGATTGCTTAATGCCTACAAATATTAAAGAACTTCTTATTAACAACCAGTTTCTAACTAACCAGAATGCTAACTACCGAAGCTATACTCAAGACCTTGCTGACTTTGTGTTACCTCGTAAGGCTTGGATTAACTCGATCAGGACTAAAGGTGAGCGTGTCAAGTTTAATTTCCTTTATGATTCAACGGCGATCAGGGCGTTAAGGAACATGGCGTCGGGGTTTAACTCTAATTTGACAAGCCAATCGACACGATGGTTTGCCCTTGAGACGCTTAACAAAGACCTGATGGAGAGTTTAGAGGTAAGAGAATGGTTCAAGAATGTAGAGAACAATCTGTTTGCCACGCTACACAAGTCTAATTTCTATAATATCATTCAAGAGTTCTTCATTGATTATGGTGGGTTTGGTACTGGCACGTTCTTAATGCTTGAAGATCCAAAGGATGATGTACGCTTTACTTCTATCCCTGTTCAACAAGTAAACAGAGTTGAGGACGCTAACGGTAGATTATCAGAGATGTATCGGAACTTTAAGTTGACAGCGAGTCAAGCCATGGGTATGTGGGGGGATGATTCAGGTAAGCTAGTCCGGGAATGTGTTGAGAAGAAACCTTACACTGAGTTTGACTTCCTTCATTACGTTGGGCCACGACACGATATTGATGTGAGTAAGTCTGATGCTGTTAATATGCCTTTTAAGTCTGTATGGGTTGAGGTTAAAGGTGAGCATACTATCGGTGAGAGCGGGTTCAAAGAGATGCCGTATATGTCTGACGTGTTCTATCGGGATTCAAGCGATCCTAATGGTTTCTCCCCGACGATGGATGTGTTCGCTGACATTAAGTTAGTTAATGCTATGAAGAGGACAGTGATTAGGGCCGGGATGAAACAAGCTGACCCGCCTTATATGATGCCGTCAAGAGGGTTTATGTTACCGCTTAACCTTAACCCGGCTGGTATGAACTATCGAGATGCAAAGACTAACAAGGATGATTTACAACCATTGCCCGTCGGCGGTGGAAGTATGGCTGTTAGTAAAGACTTGATTCAGATGGTACAGGATGATATTAGGGATGGGATGTTTGTTACCTTGTTCCGTTCACTCAACGAGATAACCAAACAGATGACAATCCCGGAGATTCAAAGGCGTGTAGCTGATAACATGACGCTACTAGGCCCGGTTGTTGGCAGGGTTACTCATGGCATATTAGATAAGATGATCGAGCGTCTGTTTAATATTCAGATGAGAAACGATAGATTGCCGCCACCACCAGAGGCGTTGATGGATCAGGACTTCACTATGGTCTACTTATCACCACTTGCTAAGGCGCAGAAGTCTACTGAGGTTGCAGAGATACAGAGTTATTTAGCTGATGTTCAGGCTATTGCTTCTATCTTACCGTCGGCATTAGATAAGATTGATGAGGATAAGACGGTTGATGTGTTGGCTCGTATGCGTGGGATTACACCTGAGTTGATGAGGGGCGAAGAAGAGGTAGCTAGGATGAGACAGCATAGAGCAGAACAGGACGCTATGGTTCAGCAGTTACAGATGGGACAAGGTGCGGCTAGTATGGCTAAAGATGGTGCACAAGCTCAAGCAATGTCGGAGGGTGAATGACACTTATTATAATGAATACAGATGAGTTACTTGAGATGCCTGTGTTGTTAAGACTGGCGCTCAAGAGTATTTATGATAAGAAACACTTGACGTTTACAGAAGAGCGACAGTTACACAAGTCTGTCATTAGTTGGGCAAAGTATTTAAAGGATAAGAAAGAGACGGCTGCTGTTGGTATGCTCGGTGCTGTTGATGAAGAGAGACAGATGGGGTTAGAGATAATAGGTGGGTTGTTACAGCAAGACAATAATGGTGAGTTTGAGGCAAGGAAAGAGTTGTTCAGGCGGCATAACATAAATTATAAGAAGTTTCATAAGCTACAAGAGGCTTTTACTCCAGAGGATTTCACTAAAGGTCAAGTTACTTTAGATGAGCATAAGCGTGATAACCCAGAGGATTATATATGAAGATAGAGTTGACGGACGATAACGGTGTTCTTAATGGGGGTAAGCCTACGCTTGTGGTGTTAGTGATTGACGGTAAGACAAGGATTCCTTATGAGGCAACTAAGACGATACAAGAGTTGTATTGTGATGTTGCTAATCTAACACAGCTTCCTGCTAGTGTTGAGATTATAGAGGAAATTGTTAAGCCTGAGCCTGTTGTTTCGGACTGTTCAGATATCGAACGTGAGGATATCATAAAGTGCGTCCGGCTTGAAAAGGATTTAGATGGTAATGTCAATGAGGAAGTTGAGATAGGCAAAGAGTACAGGGTGATTGATATTATCAAGCTGCAAGGCGCTTTGGTATGTTACGAGGTCTTGGATGACGCTAAGGACGATAAGATGCGCATTCCCGTACGCCCCGATGAGGTTGAGTTAGTCCGTAAACACTTTAAGAAGAAACCTCGACGACAATTGTATGAGATAACAAAGAAGTGCGCTGAGTGTAGAGAGGATAACTCTTTGCTTCTTAATGAAGCAACAGGACAGTATGAGGCTGAGTGTTCTAAGTGTGGGGCTAAACTGGTAGAATTGAGGGCGGCATGATAAAGAAGATAGAAGAAATGGATGAGCATGAGGTGGCGCAACTATACAAAACTGTCTTTGATACTGCCGAGGCTAAGTTAGTGTTAGAGGATTTGAGGAATAGATGCTATATGAAAACTTCCACAGCAGGTCAGACCCCTTACGAAACATATTTGAGTGAGGGAATGAGGACTGTTGTTTTACATATTATGACTCAGATTAATTTGAAACCACAGGAGAGTGAAAATGTTTAATTCAATGGATACCCTGATCCGCAGATTGCGACACATCAGGCCCATCATGGAAGTGTTGAGGAGTAATAGAGGATCAGATGAGGGTGAAGGATCAGGAAAAGGTGCTGGCGAGGGTGAAGGACAAGGCGAGGGTACTGGCGGCGAAGAAGGTAAGTGGTACGACAACTTAGGTGAAGAAGCAGGTAAAGATACGAACATCACCAAGTACAAAACATCAGAAGATTTCTATAAAGGGTACAAGAGTCAAGTTGAGATGATCGGTAAGAAAGGTATTATTCCCCCCGGTGAGAACTCTACACCAGAGGAAAAGGAAACGTACCTTAATGCTTTAGGGAGACCAGAAGCACCTGAAGGATATAAGATTGATACGATTGAAGGGTTACATGAGTCTATCTCTATTACGCCTGAGAGTTCAGCAGAGTTTCAAGCGGCGGCACATAAGATGGGATTCACTAACCAACAGGCTAATGACTTAAACTCTTGGTATCTTAACGCTGTATCGGAACAAGCTA